GCATAAAAGTAGCCATTTTACGTTACAATACAATGTTTTGATGATTATGGAAAGGCTGGATCCCAGTGTCACGCACTGGGATGACAAAAAAGAGGCTACTCGGATGACAAGAAAGGAGCACTGCTATTATAGAGTGAAATGAGATCCCAGTGTCAAGCACTGAAATGACATCATAGGGGCTTGCATGACATCATTCTTTTTCTTGGATCCAAGTAGTCTACCAAATGATACATACGAACTTTTTTATATGGTGATTTTATTATACGCTGAAATCAACTATATTAGCACATTTCATCCATATCTACATACGAACTGTTTTGCCTAAGCTTATGGAAATAATTTAAATCTTCTATTTTCATAACCCTACTTTTACGTAGCTTGTTCTCACAAAGATGCGATCTTTTTTACAAATTTGACAAGGTAAACAATTCTATCTTTTTTAACGCTGCAGGGCTCAGCATTCTCCACTAATTTTGACTTAATCTATTAACGTAATCAATAATTGCCATAATACTAACAAATATATTTACTCCTAGAAAAATGTTGCTAGAATTGGATAGAGGTTTTGTGTTAGCTCTAGTTAGGCTAATTTTTGTTGGTTAGTTCCTATGTTAAGTTTTTCTGCAATCTTCTTTTGTGTACCATATGTGTTGAGATAAAGTTGTTATGGCAAGTAAAACTTTTAAGAAAGCTCTCCACAGAATTTTCAGATCCAAAACAAGTCAGTCTATTGAAGAGAAGCTGAGTAAGTATTGCAGGAAGGTGGTTTGGAAAGAGTTTGTTGATTGTCTAAAATCGGAGATGAGTCTTAGCACATCAAACACACATGTTGTAACAAATATCGTTAATATGATTGCAAGTAAAGATCCAAATAGTTCTTTTAGCAAAGTTAGTCATATAATATCGAATAAACCACAAGATGCTCAAAAAAAGACACTAGCAATTAAAGAAGTTACTAATATCTTAAAAAAGATGGACCTTGAAGTAGCCTTTAATGAACTTGCAGAGATAAAAAAAGAGGCTGAAAATATTTTAAAAAGTCCTCTCAATCTACCAGGTGGAGATGGTTTACCTGGTGTGACATCTTTCGAGAAAAGCGTTCTATATATAGATGGATTGGAAAAGATGTTTGAAGCAAGGAGATCACACGAATATGCACTTCTTTTATCCTCACGTAAACGACCATATCACGAAGCGAATCACGACAAGAGTCAGTCTTACGTTACAGGGCAGGAAGCAACAGTAGGTCAAGCTTATGAAAATAACAATCAAGCAACATTGCAGGAAGGGGATATAGTGTCAGCGCTTGATCTTGAGGTACCTTCTGTAGGTAATGGTACGAGTAGGGTTTTGTGTGTTACAAATTACGACCATCAGTATGTTGTTTCTCGTAAATGGACTATTAGTCCTATTGAGACGTTGAAGAGTTTGCCTAATGATGCGGTATTAAACATTGAGGCTTTTTTTTCTAATCGTAAGAGTATCTTGCAAGTGTTTAAAAGTTCTGATCAAAAGGTTGAGCTTTCTTTCTCTGGTGATATTACCTATGAACTTGATTTAAGTATGATTAACAAAGGAAGTCTAGAAGTGCTACTTAATTAAACTAGATTTAATTCTAACTAATCCTATTAATGGTTTACCTACCGTTGAAATGTCAATTTTGGAACAAAGAAGTGGTAAAAACAAACAAGCTTCCATTCAACTAGCTGAATGTGTAGCACAAGAGTATTCTATACAAGTATTACGGCCGGAAAGTTTAGTAAACATTAGAGATAATAATCGTCATACACAACTTGTAGACGAAAGTAGTCAGCTGACCCAAGGGAACAGTGGTATTGATGCTATGGATGATTCCGATGATGATGAACATTTCTGTGATGCAGTACAATATATGAATTCAGAGGAAGCGCATAGCGCTAATGTGGTATCTTGCGTTAGTAGTAATCATAGGAAAATTCAGCTAAATGAATCACCAGTTGCTAGAAATCAGGTATTTGATCAATCTACCCTTTGGAGTGGACTCAAAGTGCAAAAGGCTAAAAATGAAAACAATAACATGAAAGCAAGGCTGCAGGAATCTGAAAGTAATGGTAAAGGAGTAGAAAGTCAAAAAGAAAAATTCTTTGAGGCAAGCACTAATAGTAAAAAGCAAAGTAGTTACCCCTCTGTTTCTTTTATATTATCTGGAGTATTTGCCGTTGGTGCAATTTTAACAATATTTAATTTAGCAATATGTATTCAGCTTACCGTGTCTGCATTAACTTTTCTTGCAGTAGGGTGTTACTATTCGTATAAGGCGAGTACAGCGCTTAGTAATATTGAAGTTGATCAAATCGGAAATTGTGTTAATTCTGCGGCTTCAGGGACTCAGGTGACCTAAGTTGGAAGTGGTAAGTCTTGTGTTAGTAGAGAGGTTCTTCTAGAGAATTGATATTTGTTTTTTTAAGCAATGTTCTCTTGCGCTAGATTGCAAAGGCTGTTCTACCTTTTCGAGCTTTGTACTCGGTTCTATAGCGCTGTGAAATGCGAAGCTTATGCATGCCAATCCAGCAATTATTCCAACTACTGCTATAGTATGCATTTTCATAATATGTGATACAATACCACTTACCAATAATACTACCCCAATGACACCAGCCAGAATCGTTCTCTGTTGCATTGCTTTTGTTGATGATTTTTTATCTGCAATGCTGGAAGCTTCATCGTTAACACAAGGCTTGAAAGAAACAATTCTGAAAGTATTTGGCTCTTTTACCACCGTCCTTCCCGAGTTAGTAAAATCCCTTTGAGTTTCTTTATTCCTTTTACACATCGATTGATATGTATCAATATCTTCACCATTATTAATCTTCTTGCACGCCTGAATGCCAGTTTCTATGGTATCGGTAATTTCTTCTTGCCCTTCTGCATAAAAATTTTCTTTACGCTTATCCGAAACTTCTTTAATATCTTCTGGAACATTACAAGTCACTGATCCTTCCATAATAGTTTCTATTAATGAGTTTTTTCTTTCTTCGTCACTTTTCAATGATACGATATCACTTGGTATGTCTGAAGTAGCAATTATCATATTTGGATTCACTACTTCATTATCATCCCAAGACTCAAAACCTTCTACCCTTACTACACCATCTTCAACAGTACTATATGTACGTATTGGTCTTCCATGACTCCCTAAGTAGTCTGAGACTATTTTCCTATCATTAAACACCTCAAAAAGCCCATGTTTTTTAGCTTCTTCTAAAAGATCATTTGCAGCTTGCTCATTCTTGCAAAATTTAGCATAATGTAACAGTGTAAACATGTCTCTCCTACGTTCATGTGTGTCAACTATCAATATAGACAAGACCTTTCGTATATCATGAAAGGATTTACTAACTTTTTCACTAATACTTTTACCCTCTTGTATTTTTTTTAACAGCTCAAAAAGCTTTTTTTTATCTTTACTCGTCAGCTGATCTTCATAAGATGGCAACTCATAGGTTATATCTGCCTTATTGGCTCCTTTAGGAATTAGTATTCTCATATTATTTTCTTTCTTTTACCTCTTTTGTAAATGATTTGTGTTAGGAAAGTATTAATTGTGTAATTTTTAAGACACTAATTTGTAAAGTTTTTCTACCTGCTCACTCCATAACATCGGTATTTCTCTTAAATCCACTAATCTTAAATCTCTTGGCTGCCTCCCTTTTACTATGTCTTCTTTAATTCTCGGAGCTAAATAATTTAACCTTAAAATTTGCTGTATACGTCTTGTACCTATATTAATTTTAGCACTCAGCTCTTTCACACTTCTATATTTTCCCTCTTCTAGTTGTCGTTTCCACAAGTGAGCTCTCACCACTGCTTTCAGTAGTGCATTATTTGTTCTACCTTCTGGTTCTATTACTGTACATTTATTTCCTTTCTTTTTTATTGGTATAAATTCTACCTTACTCTCTGAACTCACCTCTATTCCATCTTCTTTTACCATCACTCCCTTTATTAACTTTCTCACTACTTCTTTCTGCTTTCCAAAACTTAAATTTTTCCATTTTTCTTCCCTCTTTTCTTTCCAATTTTCATATAGCTGCTCCGCTTTCTTCATCACTTCTTTTTCTACTTCTCCTGCTACTATTGTTCGATTTATTGATTCACAATTTTTTCCTCTTAAATGGTTATTACATATATAATATCGGTACCTTTTATTCTCTTTTTTTGAGTACGTTAGCGTCATGTTTACTTCACAGCTTTTGCACTTAATTATTCCCCTAAGTAGCGCTTCCTCATATTTTGCTCCTCGATGCGGTTGCTTCTTTATCAATTCTTGCGCTTTTTGCCATTTTTCTTCTTCTATTATTGCTTCATGCTTTCCTTCATATTGCTTCTCATAATGTCTTATCTTTCCCATATATATTGGATTTGTTATTATTCTCCTCACCGTTGCCTTTTTAAAGATATCTGATTTTGCTTTTGTTCGGTATCCTTCTCTGTTTAACTCCCTTGCCAACTCTGCCATTGACTTCAGCACCAAATATCTTTCAAATATATGCTTCACTGTCTTTGCTTCTTTCTCATTTATTATTAATTCTTTATCTTTTACATCATACCCTAGCGGTAAAGTTCCTCCCATCCATAATCCTTGCTCTTTTGATGTTGCTATTTTATTTTTTACCCTTTCTACGATCATTTCTCTTTCTAGTTGTGCTGCTCCAGATAACACTGTTTGTACGAATTTTCCCATTGGCGTATTATTGTCAAATATCTGTGTTACTGCTACAAAATTTACTCGGTGCCTTCTAAAAAATGACGTTACCTCTATGCTATCTTTTGTTTCCCTTGATAGCCTATCTAGCGTATATACTACTGCACAATCTACTTCCCCTTTTTTTACATCTTCAAACAATTCCTTTATCGCTGGTCTTTCTAAATTTTTCCCTGAAAATCCTCCATCATCGTACTTTTTGGCCAATGCTACCCAGCCTTCTCTGCTCTTTATGTATTTTTCACATGCTACTCGTTGCGCATCAAGGCTATTAAACTTTTGCTCTAGACCGTCTTCATTTGATTTTCTTGTATATATTGCGCATCTCACCTCTTTTAGCATTCTCTCTCCTCAATTTCCACTTTTATCACGCATCCCGAATAATAAAGGTCCGTTGTAGCTCATTCCCATTATTTTTCCTGCCACTGCTGACAATGATGTATAAAACTCTTCTCGGTAGATTAAACCCTTATCTGTTACCATCACTGCATGAGTCTCTTCCCTTCTCTCTAGTATTAATTCTGTCCCTTCTACTGGTAATTTATCGCTACTTATTCTTTTTCCCTTCTCTAGCCGATCTGCCAGATACTCTAGTCTTTTTGTCCCCTTTCTTGACATTTCTCCATACGCTTCCTCCTGTATTCTATATGCTAGTCTCGGTATCAGATATTTCTTTGAATGTTTAGGTGCCTCTTCCACAAATACCTTCTTCCACATTCTCCTTAGCTCTTCTAACGTTTTTTTCTCTAAATTCATTACTTTCTTTTCTGTTTCTTTTTCCATATCTTTAGCCTCTCATAGAAGGTTTTCCTCTTTGCTACCTTTGCTTTTTAAAAAACTTTTCAATTCTCTCTATTTCTTTCTTTAACACCTCGGTTATCTCTTTACTATTTTTCGCATAATCCATTGCTGTCATTCCGAACTTATCTTCTTGCTCTATTTCTCCTCCTGCTTCCACTAGTTCCTCCACTATTTCTTTTTCACCTACCATACATGCAAGGTGTAGCGGCGTGCATTTATTTCCATATTCTTCAGCATTTACGTCTGCTCCTGATTTTATCAATTCTCTCACGGTTTCTAGACGTTTTTCCCCTACCGCTAGGTGCAGTGCCGTATATCCTTCTACATCTGCTGCATTCACATTCACTCCTTTTTCAACTAATAACCTCACTGTTTTTGCGTCTGCTGCATAATGTAGAACTGTTCTTCCATTCTCGTCTCTTTCATAAATATTTTTACATGAGTTCTCTAATAGTGACTCCTCTTTTTCTTTTTTACTCATAATCTACCTCACCTTTTCTTTAAATTTAAACCCCTCCTTTAAGCATTACTTCTCACCACCTCATCTATCATTTCGTTCACTTGGCTCATTATCTTGCTCGCTAAATTTTTACACTCTTCCTTTATTAGTGACTTATCTTTCTTCCTTATTTCTTCTATCTCTATTATTTTGAACTCAGGTAAATAGCTCCTATCCAACATATCTGCTATTTCTCCCACTAGCCCCTCTATTCCATAGCACGTCAGTTTTCTACTTTTTGTTATTCCTCCTTTTTCTCTCAGAAATTTACTCGCCTTTTCACTCTCTGTGCTATCACATAGACGATACTTTTCACTTTCCCAGATATAGTACATTGGTGTTGCACCATATTTATTCAGTTGATTAACTTCAGCCCCTGCTTTTACTAGCTCTTTTATTATTTCAACTCCTGCTCCTCCTATTTTGCATGCAGAGTGCAATGGCGTACATCCACTAACATATTGAGTGGCATTTACTTCCGCTCCTTCCCTTAGCAGCACTTTTACATTTTCTAAACTTTTTGCGAATACTGCACAGTGCAGTGGTGTATAACCATTTTTATCTCTTGCATTTACCTCTGCCCCTTTTTTTATTAATAACCTTACTGTTTTGTAATTCGAGATTTCTACTGCTTGGTGTAATATCGTCTCTCCTTCTTTATTTCTTTTATTAATATTCTTAAATCCGTTGCTTGATACTTCCTTCAAGAACTTACTAAAAGATTCTCTCTTTTCTTTGCTAAACTTCATACTTACCCCACTATAAAAACATCAGCCTAATTCGGCTCTCTCTAGTGCAAAGTAAATTTCTTTTGTTTACTTGCTACTATTCAAGTCATGTCCTTTTTAGCATGAGAAAGCAAGTCCTTTTCTTTTTATTTCATACACTTTTACCTATTGTTAATATAATATATGAGAATCTAAATATAAGTACTTAACTTATTATAGATATTATTTGACTATCTTTCCAACTTCTGTGCAAATGTCGATGTTCGTGCCATGTTAGTACACCTGGGTAAAACACTAAAATGTAATTTTCTAACTCCTGTATTGCATCCTTTTGCTTTGAATCCAATTCGTTTTCAAAATGAATGTAGTGTTCTGCTACGCTAAATCTTATTATTTTGGGGGTAGAGAAATTCTTTACTTGATAGTGGTGAACGGCAAAAAATCTTCCTAAAATTGGCTGGTATTTTAAATTCCACACTTGTTCAGATAGTTTATGGTTATTCAAGTAGAACTTTTCTCCACATTCTTCTACACTCGTAACCGGAAAGCATGCATTTATTTCTCCTAGATTCCAACTATCCGACAATATTATCTCTGCTTTCGCAAACTTAATTTCTGGTAATAAACTCTGTGGTAAAGGGTAAAGTGTTTTTAAATTATTCCACTGATGACTTCTTTCATAAATACTGTTATAATTCTTTGTGTGAGGCTCGGTTTCTCCAAGGATTGCTACATCTAGCCTATAAAGATCATTACTTAATGCCTGCTCATAATGAATCCGAAAAGTACCAAACTTAAAACTTGGATTTAAGATTTTTAGCTCAAATGTGTTCTTCCGACCAAATGATAACACTGGTCCATCTTTTTCTGTTTTTACCCCTGAATAATCCGATAACAAACTTCCAAAAAAGCTTTCATCTAAAATAAACCTATCAACGTTGTAGTTGTCATTGAAAATCCTCATTAGCCGCGATCTTGCGGGTAATGATAGTTTTGCAAGTTCTACTACTGCATCTACAAAAAAGTCATTTGGGACATCTTTTATTCCTATTTGCAACTCGAAAAAATGTTTACCAGGTGGTTCTTCGATAATTGTAATATCTTCTATATTTGCCCACTTTAGTGCTATTTTAAGTGACTCTGGTGTTCCACGCAGCCTTTGAAATTTTACTCCTTCTACTACGGCTTTTCTTTTATTTTTTACCCAGCGTAGTATCTCCCCCAATTCATATTCCTCAATCAACCACGGCAATGTTTCTTCTTTAAGACTAAACTTAAACCCTCTGATGCAACTTGGATCAACTTTGTAATCTATCGCATCTACTAGCGCTTTCTCCTGTTTTGTTGCATTTGGTGGCAATAACATTACTCAACCTTTAACTTTCTTAATGCAGCGCACTCATTTCCTAGTACTACAACGTCCTCTTTTGGCTCGATTAATTCCACATTTTCTACACCATCTACAAATAGGTTTGCTATTATCCACGATCTTGTCACACTCCACCCTAATCTTTTTGCTAATTCAAACTTCTGAATAAACTGCTTCTTTATTTCCTCCTTCGATATTACAGGACTTATGCTCATTCTGCTGTGAATATCTATTTCCGTAATATTGCAACCTACCACTGTTACTGTATCGGTTAAAACCCTTATATCATCTCTAGTAACCTGCTTTTTTACAATTTCAAGTAGTTCTTCTGACACTATGCCAGTTGTGGATAATTGTGTTGATAAGATTGAAATTTGTACTTTTCCTGGTATAGGTGATTCTACTAGTGCATCTTTTACTCTGCTATCTGCTGACAGTGCATGATATTTATAATATTCCTTACTTCCTCCTGTTGACCAACCTGCTATTTTTGCTTTTACCCTCTTTCTAAATCTTTCATCCTCTTCTTCTTTTTCTCTCTCTACTCCATAAAATTCAGCTAAGTTATCAAGATCTTCTCCCGTTGCAAATTTAAGTAAATTACCCTTTACAGCTTCGTTTATCCTTTGTCTGAGTAAAAGTTCTCGCCATGCTGCTACCTCCAGAACTTTCATTGCTGGATCCGATTCTACTAATCCTGAAAAGGTTTCATCTCTACGGACTAACTCTTCTTTCATTCTCGAAAAGATTTCCTCATAGCTTAGCTTTTCAATAATATTAGATGTCTGCATTTCTAAACAACTACTCCACTAATATCTATGAATTTGCCTTCTGGAAGATAAATACCTTCGAGTACAAGAGTCATTTTTCCTTCTTTAACTTCAGCAATCTTTACTTTTTCTAACTTAAACCTCTTTTCCCATTTTTCCAAAGCTTCTGCTACTGCTGCGTAAATTTCTAATGTAAAATCACGATTTATTGGCTTATCTACTAATTCAAATAATCGAGAACCATACTCTCTTCTCATAATACGTGATCCAATAGGAGTGGTCAGCATATCAATTATCGATTGCTTTAAGTGCTCTATTCCTTCTAACGCTTTTCCTGTTTTAGCGTCCATTCCTTTCATTTTTCGACTATTTTAATTTTTTTATTTTGAAAACACACTTTGATTTTTACTTACTATTTGAAAACTACAGGATGCCACATCACCTGTTCTCGCTACACCAATACCATTTACAAATACGTTGTTTGATCCTTGCGTTACTGTTTCCCCAATAGTCAAGATGTCACCCTTACGACAAGCAGGTCTACCATTAACAAATACATCCTCACTCCCGCTCACACAGACATGAATCGGCATACCTGTACAATGATCTCCTATGCAAACAACTGCTTTACTCATATATATCAATTTAAATCTACTCTTCTTGCTTTTAATTTAATACTATCTTTTGTCATTTCTATACTTGATCCCCCAGCCTTCAGTGTTATTTTGTCTACTACTTCAATCTCTAAATGATGCTTCTCTTTATCATATAACAATCTTGTTCCATCCTGAAACTTTACACTATTTATTTCTTTTTTATTCTCTGGTGCAGAGTATTTTTCCTGATATATTCCTCCTAATACCACTCCTAATGATAGTTCACCAAGAGGAGAAAATACCATTACTTGTTCATCGATATCTGGAGGAGACCAATCTCTATCTTTTCCTGCTTTGCTTGTTATCCATGGCAGATAATCTGTTACAATATCTCCTATTTTCACTCTTACTTTTGCTTTTTCATAATCTATTTCTTTTACAACTCCTATACGAATGATATTCGCTACTTTTCTATTTAGCTCTGAAATTGCAAAACTATGGTCTAACATGCACTTCACCTATCTCAATAACATGTGGCATTATGCCAGTTGACCATACTGATTTACCCGCATGCACTTCATGAGTCCACTCTACTAACCACACTAAATATGCATCAAGCTCTGGCCTAAAATCATCTCCTCCTCCTGATATAAATTCTCCTGGCGAAACATTTTCCACATTCCAAGTATTTTTATTTACTACTTTTGCAACTTCGCTAGCTAAAGATCTGACAATAATAGCGGCATTTTCTATTGTGCTATCAATCACAATTCGTGCCTCAAATCTTGCTTTCAGCGCTAATTCTTCTGTTCCTGGATCATGTCCTTTTTCAAAGCCACTAAGTTCCACAAATACTGCCGGTGCTACTAATTCTTTCCTTATTGCTGGATATACTTCGCATGTTTGTATCGCAGAAATTTCTTTCTTCAGCGTGGTACAAATTTTATCATGTAAATCTTTCAAATTCATCCTTTATAGCTCAATTGACGTTCAAAAAATTTTGTAAAGACTTTCTCAACCTCATAATTAACAAGACTCCCTATTATCCTTGAAGCCTCTGGTTTCAGTGACAATTTAACTTCCTTTATTGGCAATGCTGCTCTTCCTTCACGTTTAAAAATACCGCTATTTCCTTTTGGCATAACTGCTGCAAATCCTCCTATAAATTGGTGCTTTCCTACTTTCGACCCCCTTCTTGTTTTTTGTATTTTGCCAATTGCCGATGCTCTAATGTCATAGAGATTTGCTCTAATTAACACGTCTAATCTGCTAGTTTTCGCCTTAAAAATTCTTAATCTCTTTCTTATCAAACTTAATTTTATCTTCTTTTCCTCACTGATTTCCTTAGCTGCTTGCGCTTTTAACCATAGTGCCGTTTTGTTTAATGCCTTTACCGTTGCTAATTCTACTTTTCTTCTTTTAGCATTTACACTTTCTATTACCTCAACTTCTATATGAACAGACATTTTACACCCCAGACGCTTTTATTTTCCACGTTATTCCAGACTTGTCTCTAAGTGGCGGTGAGTGTACTTTATATCTTCGATCACCTATAACAAAAACATCTCCTACTATTGGCTTTAACACATCAAACGCACTTACTTCTAACGCTAAAGTTTCTTCCACAAATTGTCCTTCACCAATCTCGTATAATTTATCTGGCTGTTGCTTTAATACTTCTACCATGTACGCCTTATTTTTCGACTCATACAAAGCTACTTCTCCTAAATGGGCAAAACAATCTTCTAATAATCGCTTAATATTCTCTTGCATATTTCTTTTTGATATACTAACCTTTACATGCTAAGAAAGCGCATGCCGGTAGAGTCTTTCTGTGCCTCACCAATTTGTAATTACTCTACCAGTATGTTAAGCTATAGCGACTTTTACTAATACGCCAGGTCTATGGCACATTGGCAATGGATTTGACTGCGTATGTAAATCTGTTCCTCTATCAAACCTCCTTGGCTCTTGTTTTGCATAGAGTGGCTGTCCAAGAGTATTCACTGTTTCATTAAAATCTGCTGGTGCAAAATATGTTGTAAATGTGCTTGCTGTTCCTACTGGAAAACAGTGCCCTGTATCTTTCTCAATAAATCTTCTTACGGTTCCTTCAGGGTCAGTTGCTTGTCCTCTATATTCCTCAAATGTGATTCCACAGAACGTAAATCCTGACCTCATATCATTCCTTAGTGCTGCACCTTCTTGCCATCTTTCATATGCTTCTTTTACTTTAGTATGAGAAGTGAGTGCATCAAAAAACTCAGGGCTTACCAAGGCATGAATTCCAGTCATATATTCACCACTTAGATTATCTTCTATGTGCCGGAGTACTTCCAGACACTTACGTTTTACGTCAGTTGTTGCTGTTCCAAGGGCAAAATTTACTACTTTTGGTGTTATTTCAAATTCGTTGTACAGATTTAATAATTCTGACCCATCAGCATCTAAAATTATTCCTTTGAGCGTTCCCATTCGCAAATGCTCTAATGTTATTGCATGTTTGTTTCTCATTAGCTGCAAATGATCAGTTATTACATCTGCAAGCGCTTTAAGTTCACTCTCTGATCCAAATGCCCTTATTCCTTGTACTTCTTCTGGCAGCACTACATCATCATGCGGAATGTGCGGAATCGTAAATGTTCTTATCTTTCTTTTTCCTCTTTTTCCTACTGTTGCTGGTGCTCCGGGTACTTGCGTTGGTAGTAAACTTAACACTCCGTTGTGTTCTTCTATCGTAATATGTCTAAATCTTACTGACCTACTTGGAAACAAATTTAAATTTTCAACCCGTCCATAATTTATCGGCAATATATTCATCGCATTTGTTAGTGCCGTCATGCTAAATGCTGTATTCGTAAATGGATTTTGCATTCTTTTTCCCCCTTATTAATTTAAGTTACACTCCCTTGCGGACAATGATCCCTCGTCCTTCAAGTTGCTTTATTGCTGCAGCTTTTTGCTCTTCAGTGATACCTGTTGGCCACACAATTGCATGATCTGCTAGCATTGCTATACGTGTAATGATTACTGCTTTGGCATTTTCTGTCGCATTTACATCACTTACTATCGCACCTATTGCTGTTTGTGTACCATCTGTTGCAGTTGGATTTATTATCTTAATCATGTTATCCTTATCACTACCAACAACTGTACCAAGTTTAAGATTTTGTCCCTTGGCTACCGTTATTTGGTCTCTTGAATATAGACTTGATGCCTCATACTTTAATAAGTCACCTAGATTATTTTGTTCGATTATACAACTCATAAAATTTCCTCATTTATTTTCCCCTTTAGTTTTACCGTCATGTTTGTAATTGTTGTACGCGGCGGTTATAAAAAAACTTAAATACTTGATTGCGCTCTAGTCCTTGCTACCTCCATCATCAACTCTTCTCCTGAATTCTGCGGTATTGCACTCAGTATCTCTGTCTTCTTTGTTCTTTCTGCAAGTAATTCCATTAAAACCTCCCTTGCTTGCTCAACACTTACACCCTGCTCAATAAATTCTCCTATTTTATCTGGCATTCGTGATAAGTTACACAAACGTATTAATTCAACAACTTCAGTACGATACTTAGTTAAATTATTAGTTTTTAGGTCATTTGTAGTTTGTTCATTCATAATAATACTCCTGTTTTGATTAATAGATGAAAGAATTGTAATTCCATCTGCAAGACCTATTTCTATTGCTCTCTCGCCAAAATATAGCCCTGCCTCCGTTGATCGAATCTTTTCAATTGAAAGACCTCTGTTCCTCGCTATTAGCTGCACAAACATTTCATATAGTCGGTCTACTTCTTTTTGTAAGCTTTCCAGACTTTCAGACGTCATTGGCTCATGTGGATTTAAATCATTTTTTCTACTTCCTGCAAATACTGTGGTATATTTTATTCCACATTTTTCATTAAATCCACTTTGATCTATATGACTTGCAATTACCCCTATGCTTCCTACTCCTGAGGTTCTGCTCACAAATACCTTTTCAGCGCTAGAGGCTATAGCGTACGCAGCAGAATATGCATCATCATTTGCTATCGCTATTATCCTCTTTTTTGCTCTTGATTCATAAATAAAGTCAGCTAGGTCAAATATACCGTTTACCTCTCCTCCGGGGCTATCTATTTCCAGTATAATTGTCTCTATGCTACTATCTGCTAATGCTTGTGTAATTTGTTCTTCTATTTGCTCATATGATGTCATTCCGAGCATTTCATCAAATGCACCAGGTTTTTTAGTTAAAATGCCATGTATCGGTATTATTCCTCTTTCACTATTTCTTACTGCATGTTTTATATTTTTAAAGATAGGCTGCTTTCCTGTTTGTAGTGACAGTAACTCAAAACTCCTTGGTTCTACCATTACACATCTGTTTAGCCATTGTTGTTTCATATCACCTTTTGATTTGCAGTAACCTCAGAATCAAAACTTAAGCCCAGTTCGCTTGCACGTCTTTGATCTTCTGCTATTTCTTGGTCAATTTCTTCAACATCGTAACCCATTTCTGATACTACTTCCGATCGACTCTTAAATCCATTTCTTACTGCCATTTGTTGTGCTTGCTGATCTTTCAGTGGATCCACCCAATCAAATCCCTGTGGTATCCATTTTACTTCTTCTTTCGCTGCTTTTACTACTTTTTCATCTATACTCAGTTCTCCACAAAGCACTGCTAATTCTAGCCATCTATTCCAAATAGGTCTACAAAACTGGAACACTATCACGTTATGCTGTAACATTGCACACCTTCTGCGAAACTCTATCAGCCCTGCTCGAATGGATGAATAATTAACACCTGTTAAATCTCCTGTTAGCTGCTCATATGTTATTCCTGTTCCTATTGCTATTGCCCTCAGTTGCTGTCTTATAAACGCTTCATAACTTCCTCCAACATCTGACGGTTCTGAAAATTTTATGTCTTCTCCTGGGTCTAAAAGCTGCATTGTTCCTGGCTCTAAACCTGATAGTGCCACTCCTTGCTCATTACTTTCACTTTCTCCCATGATATTTGCTTCTGGATCGAGTCTCGTAATAAATCCAGCAAACATTGCTGCAGTTTTCTTTCTCACCAGCTCTGCATCATCATATTGATCAAGCTCATAAAGCTTCAGCAGTATATTAGAAAGCCAAGGCTCCCCTCTGATTTGCCCAGGTCTTAATGGTCTATAAATATGTAAAACATCATTTGCTGGCACTCTCACTGATTCTCCAAACATACTTTCACCAGGGTGTTCTTTAAATAGGTAGTATGCTTCTCTTTGCCCAAGCCTGTTAAACTCAATCCCGTTTCTTATTACATTACCATTTCCTAAAGTTTGATTTGTTTTATTATCTAAATGTTCAGACTCAAGTACTTGTAGTTGTAATGGTACAGAAAATCTATCTTCCAGCTTTCTCGTTCTTAAACGTACAAAACATTCTCCTCCCTCTATCATACTTCTGCACACTAGAGCTTGTAATCCATAAAAATCACTTACTCCGTTACTGTCTGCTTCATCTGTCCATTTTAGCCATAATTCTTGCACCTTCTTTCGAAATTCTCCATCTCTTGCTTTTGATTGTGGTTTTATTCCTGTTCCAATAGAGTTACTTACTATTGTATCAATGATATTTGCCGCATATGGATTTTTCCTTACCATATCTCGAGAGCGACTACGCAGGTGCTCAAGGCTTTGAGAGAGTAAATTATTTATGCTTCCTGCTTCTCCTTGCCAATACATTACCCTTCTTCCTGACCCTGCTGCATCCCAGGCTGAACTTTTGATTTTTGGCTTACCAAATAATTGTTTGAAGGTTTTTAACATCCTGATAACCAAAAATTCTTTAATTCTTCTATTGTTCCATTAAATTTACTTCTATCACATGGTCCTATTCCTCTTACTGAATGCGGTTTAGGTCCCATTTGACCATTAGTGTATTGCCACAAAACCCACTTATTCCATCCTTTTGGTAGTTTAGACCATCTTATTTTCCATAGTGGACACTTAGTTAAAATTGGTGTAGCAAAATCTTTTAGAAAATAAGCTCCTCCGCAAATCAATGGTAAGCGATTAGTTCTTTCTTGAACTCTATTCACAAAATATTCTGCTTGTTTTGGCGTTATATCTTTCTCATTCTGATTTTCCTGAATATCAAGTGCAAGCAGAGTTTGAGCATTATCACCTACTTTATCCAGAAAATGGTCTGCTTGATCTTTACCATTCCCCCAGACTCCAAGATGATATGCACCCCAGAGAAGTCCTTCATTTTTAGCAGCTTTTCTCCTTTTAGCATATTTCGGATCTACATATTTTAGTCCTTGTGTTACTTTATCCCAATATTCCATCTTCTTTGACTAGCTTAAAATTTACATCTAAATTCCACTGTGATAGATCTACTACTGCATTCGCATATACTTTTTTCCTACATTTCTCTTCTTTTTCTAGTATACCACTATTGACTATTACATACTTTAATTGTTTCAGAAAATTTTGATATTCCCTCATATAATTCCTTTATTTGTTGCAAAAATAATCTTTCTCTTTGGCTTCATACCTGCAACTTTTAACTCAGCCTTAATTCGTTGTCTTAAATTCAATAAATCATTTATTTGAACTTCCCCGTACCGCACAACATGGTCACCATAAGCAATTGATACCACTCTTTCGCCACTCTGAAGCTTCTTTATTGCTTGTTCGACTTGAATGAGATAATCTTCGTTATACATTTACTACTCGCTGATCCATTTGCTTTTGACTATTTTCTTTGATTTTTTCCTTTCTGGTTTTTCACTTAAACTATTCCATTGACTCTCTGGCCAACGATCAATTCCTAAAGCAATAGATGCTGCTCTCGCGTAAATTCGGCAATCTAGTACTTCATTTCTTTCTCTTACCTTTTGCCACTCTTGTTTGGTGTATCCTTTTACTACCTTGCTGACTAATTGCTCTGCCGTTAACTGCTTAAAATATTCAGGTGCATACTCTGGAAAATGACAATATCCAGGTAGAGCTTTTCCTTCTTCTTCTTTTAAAATATTAAGTAATTGAAAAAGCTCTGACTTTAATATCGATACTCCTACTGGCCAGAGCTTTATTCCTCTCTTTAGCTTTTGACCACCAACTGTTACATCTACTCTACTTGGGCTGCTAAGTGGTACTAGCGCTTTGTTTACACCTTTGACTGCCATTACTCTTCCAGAGCCCTGATGACCTCTTACCCAATTGTATACTTCTTGCGTTGCATATCCAGCATCTACTGCCATCATACTTATCATATATTCAAGCCCATTTTCACCGATAAAATGATGATTGAGTAACTCTGAAAGCTTTCCCCATACTTCCCCACCTCCTGTATCTCCTTCAAATACTTGGTAGTCTATTGACCAATTTTCGCGGCTTTTTCCCCATGCTACAACTTCTACTTCTAAACGATCTTTTTGGACATCAACACCTGCTGTGAGTACCACTTCGCCTTTTGGTACTGTGCCTACGGGAAAAAATTCTCTTCTGTTAAATAACTGCTTCCAGTCTGGTACTTCTCCTTTGTCTACCCAGGTTTCTCCAAGCGTAGTATTTATCCAAACTTTCAGTAATTGTTCACTTTCCTTTGCATGAAGAAAATCTTCTACTGCTTGTTGCCAACTATACCAGCCAACTGGGCTATAAAGACTTGAAAGATGAAATCCTTTTTTCTCACCTTTTACTCTATTAGTAGGTCTCCATTCTCCACGCTCAAGCATCTCTGTTTTTTGATGATTTTCTATCTTTTTACCACATTCTATACATACATAGTGTGCTGTATTTGGATTTTTATCTTCCCATTTTATTTGTGACCATTTTAGAACTTGATAGTAATTACAATACGGACATGGTACAAAAAAGTATCTCTTATCTGTTGCTTCAAATTCTTTCTCAATTCTGCTTATTCCATGAATCGTTGGTGTTGATACTAAAAAAATCTTTCGCCGTGCAAATGTATTAGTTCGAGCAATACTAAGCAGTACTGGATCTCCTTCTCCTCTGAATCTCCTGGATAGGCGTCTATTTCATCAAGAAAGAGATATTTTACTGGCATAGATCTCAGTGCTACACTGCTATTTGCTCCGGTTATTACTACTACTCCACCTGGAAATTCCTTACTTTGTACAGTATTGCCTGAGTCTCTTGACCTTGGGTCTTTTACTTTACTCTTTAAACATGGCGTACTCTCTATTAACGGCGCAAATCTTCCTTTTGACCAACGCTTTCCCATTTCAACTGTTGGCTGCACAACTAACATTGGACCAGGAGTTTGATCTATAATATAGCCTATCCAATTGTTACCAGCTTCTGTTCCTCCAATCTGTGCTCCTTTCATGAATACTACTTTTTCTGCTGGTGAGGACGGAGAAAGTGAATCCATGATTTCTTTAAGGTATGGCGTTCTCTCTGTTCTCCATTTTCCTGGCTCTGATGCTGCAGTTGCTGCTAAAACTCGATACTCATTCGCCCACTCTGATACCTTAAGCTCTGGATCTGGTCTTAAACCTTCAGAAAAAGATGTGGCGTATATCATTGTCTGCATCTACTCATAATTGCAACATCATTAACATTAGAACTACACTCTTCCAGTTCCATAAACATCTTTTTCTGAAATTCGTTTTCTATATATCTTTTGCTCATCTCACTTACCATTATTGCTACAACAAGAGCAAATATCCCTGTTATTGTTGCAAAAATGATTGCACTGCTTATTGTTGCTGCTGCT